TAAATTTCCAAGATACTCCATTTGTAGTTTGAGGTAAGTTAGAGTATCTACCTGTACCCATCACCCAAGAACCTGATATAGGATAAACTTCTAAAGTAGTAGTTTGATTCAAACCTCTAATATCAGCTAAAAATGTTCTTAAATTAGTTTGAAATTGGGCTGATCCTACTTTATTGTCTAAAACATCCTCAATTTCAGTTTGTGAAAATTGAATTAAAAATCTACTTACTTCAGGAGAAGTAGTATCATAAAAAGTAGATACTTCTAATATCTCATCAATTCCTGTATTCATAACAGGAAATCCTGAGTATATTGTTGCGTCTTTTTCTGGGAAAATTTTATATACAGCCATTTTAAAAGTTTACTACACGTCCTTTAATATCAGTGTTTAGGTTTTTAACTTCAAATATTGAAGCATCTAAAGAAGGATAAATAATATTATTTTGAGTCGCGGCTTTAATATCATAAGCATATTGTGAATATCCAAGAGAAGTACCTACTTTGTTTATGATATCTACCTTATTTACAGTTTGAACTCCTTCAATTCTATCTAAAGTAATAAATAAATCTCTTAATAGAATTGGTTGATTAATTTGCCATTTATCTATATTAAAATAGTTTTGTAAAGTTGTAATACATCCTAATAAAACTTGATTACTATTATAGTTTGGTAAAGTAATTATCTCAAATTCTACACCGATGTTTATAATAAAAGCATCTTTGATGCGTATTGAATCGTTAATGACTCTATACTGACTTAAATATGTATTTAAATTACGTTTTAAAGCATTAGATGCGGTTGTTAATTTTTTATCATTATTATAAGCTAAAACATATAAATCTAACACTGCAGGAATTTCTCCAGGATTTAAATTTTCTAATTTTTCAGGTTCAACATAAACTTTAGCAATTGAACCAAAATCAGAAGGCATACTTAAAGCTCTTACTAAATAGTCATCTTGAGTAACTGTCCTTTGTTGAGCATTAAAAGCTGCTAATGAATTAAATCTTAATTCTTGAATAGTATCTCCATCTTTCCCCCCAGTTGCTGCCATTGGATTATTTATTCCAACTGAAGAAAATATATATTGAGCTAGAGTATCATCTAAAGTATCTTTTTGAAATTTAATATTATCAGTTGTTATAATATTAGATAAAGTATTAGAGGGAATATTAGCTGAAACTCCTCCTCCAGTTAAATATCTAACTGTTAATGTAGTATTAGATGGAGCTATTCCATATGTATCTGTAAATAAGAAGTTTGAGGGAGAAAAAGCAGTTTTAATTTTATCTTGTTCATAAGGTAATCCTAAACCTACATTATTAGGGTTAGGAATAATTTCCTCATCATTATTTTGGATATTAGTTCCTGCCCCAAATTGAATTTGAAGGTTAGTAGGAGAAATAAATCTTGTTACAAATCTTCTAGGAACCTTCTTAAGTCTTAATAAGTAGGGAGCATCAGCTTTATCATCTGAGAAATTAGGGTCATTTTCCCAAGGGTTAGTATTTTTAATCTTATTTAAAATCATTTCTTGAGCAAGATAAGGTACCTCATACCATATATTTCTATCACTATCAGTAATGTCTAAGATTCCTACTATATTAATATCAGATATATTTACAGTAGGAAATTTCTCAACATTTCTAAAAGTAAAAGTTGTTGTATTAATTGTAGAAGAAATAGCCCTTCTTGTTTTTTTCAATAAAAAATATTCAGGTTGATCTCCTGCTATTTGATAAACTGATACCTCAGTAGGATCTAACGAACTAGAGAAAGAAAAGTCAATAGGATCTTGTGTTATAAAATTAGTATTATTAACTGAATCAGAAGTAACTTGAGTATTTGCTTCAATTTTTAAAGCATAATCATAATCAGGTACATTTTGTCCTCCTTCTAATTTTGCAGGGACTTGTTGATAAAAATCAACATCAACAGTAGCAACTCCCGTTACTTTAGGAGTATACCCTAACATATATGCTAAAAGATATAAATTATTAGTTTGTCTAGCATATTGTATAAAATTTTCTTGAATTTGATTATCTTGATAAAAAGATAAAATATCACCAACATAGGAAGCCATTTCCATAAATAACATCCCAGGGGAATCTTCAGAAAAATCTGAGTAATTATTAGGGAAATAAGTTTTAGAATACTCAATAAGAGCTCCACGTAAGGATGCAAAATCTCGGTTAACATATTTTATGTCTCGATTTTGCTGGTTGGTATTTAATACACTATTAAAGGGCATTTGAATTTAAATTAATTTCTATTACTTCATTATCTAAGTTTAAAACCGCATATTGTATAAATATAGTAATTATATTGGTATCTTCTGAGGGAGTTATAATAAGTTGTTTTACATCAACGTAAGGAAAATAAGTATTAATATCATCTAATAACCTTTTTTGTATCCCTTCCAAAGTCTCAGTAGATATTTGTTCAAATAATAAAGTTCTTAAATTACCACCATATAAAGGATTTAATATTCTTTCTCCTTTATTTGTAAGAAGATAATTTATTAAATTAGACTTAGTTTGATCTGCAGTAGTAAAAGTTTGATTAAAAACTGACTTAGAAGAAAAAGGTATAGAAACCCCAATTGCCTGTCTAGCATCAATATCTACTGCAAATTTATTTGGTATTCTAAAAGCCATTATTTATTTAAAATTCCCATAATTTGATCCATACTAACTTCTCCAGCAGGTAAAGAACTCCCCTCAGAAACAGTATTCATTCCTGGGTGAATTTGGAGAGGTTGAGAAACATTTGATGTGTTCATAGAAATAGTTTTAAAATCATTTCCTGTCATATTCATATGAGTTTCATTTAAAATATTCATATATGCTTCTCTAGTTGAAGGAGAAAAAGAGGTAGACTTATGAGATTCTTGCCAAAATTTAGGTTCTTGACTTTCTTGAACTTTTTGAGAAGAAAACATTTCTATTAATTCTTCACGTACTGCTTCTTTTACTGCTTCTTTGATGATTTTTTTAAATTGATTTACTTTCATGGTAATAAATATTAAATAATTAATCTCCTCTTAAATTTTGAGTGTCTATAATAAATTTTAATTGATCTATAAGTACTTGGGGATTAGAAGCAAATGATGAATCACTTCTTAATACAGGTATTTCTTGTATATTTAAAGCTTGGGCATATCTTTTAGGATATTTAGAAGTATTTACTTCATCTAATTTAATTTCAAATGTAAAACCTTTATAAGATTGGGGTTGATCTAAATTATTATTTTGAGTTTCTTCTATAGTTTGATTAGCTAAAGCATTTAATTCATCATTTATTTCTTCAAAAGGAATATTTTGATCTTCAGAACATTGTTGAATAGCTAAGTCTAAGTTATTTAATAAATCTATTATAGTTTGTAAAACTATCCCAATAATAACTGATGTTACTGTTAATACATTAACAGCTATTCCTGCTACTTCCAATCTCAGTTCTATTTTATTAATAGCACTAGCCACAGCACCTGAAGGAGCAAAAGGAGGTGTGGGAAGGTTTTTAGCTGTATTAATTCCTAGTTGTAAAGCTTGAATTACTACATTTGTTATTTGGAGAACTTTAGATAAAACGTTTATTACATTATAAATTTGATTTAACTGTCTTACTAATCTATTTCTTTTTTCTATTATTTCTTTAATTTTCTTAGAATCAGGACAAGAATCAGGTTGTGCATTAGGAATTCTATCTAAAAGAGCTTGAACAAATTTAGTTCCAAAAGGAGCTAACAAAGATAAAATAAAAGGAAATAAAGTTCGTTTTAAATTTTCTTTAAGTTTATTTAATATAATAGTTAATTTTATTTCATTAGGTTGTTTAATAAAATTTGAGACTTCAATTTCAATATTTTCTACTTCTTGTATTTTAATTTGAAGTTCAGCCTGTTGTTCAGATAAATCTATATTTGTAGATTTTAATGTTATATTAATTTGATAGATATCAATTTTTTCATTTTTATCATTAGTAGATTGACCTGATTTAGTTAATTTACTTTTAAAAACTGGAAGGAAATTTTTTGATTCGAATTTAATATTTTTTGGAATCCCATAAGTTCCAGGAAGATCTAATTGATATGATCCCTTATCATTACTTTGAATAAAAGAAACATTTTCTTCATCTTCAAAGTTTACAGTAATATCTACATTGGGAATCCTGTTTCCCTCATCATCTGTTATAGTACCTAATATTTGGATAATATCTGGGGAAGGAGG